CAGCATGGGTGATAGCAATCTTGTTCACGAGTGCCTGCGCGGTTTTCGACCAGGTGGGCGCGAACACGACGCTACTAGGCGGTAGCTCGATCGCATACAGCTCGTCCTGGTACGAATCCCACTGCCGGTTGGACTGGTCGAATGTGAGGATCTGGAGCGCCCATATGCCGGGGTTAGCGGTTTCCCCGCGGATGCCGTAGGACTCGAACACGATCTGGCCCTCGTGGGTGTCGAAGAACACGCCACCGGACCATTGGGCCAGCTCGTCGAGCAGCTCCATAGCCGTGCGCGGGACGTCCTCGGTCACGGCATACAGCTCAAGCTGGTCCGTCGCGCCATTCAAGTACGTCAGGCCGGTGGCCGCGAGGATGGTTTCCACCCTGGCGTCGACCATTTCGTGCGGAAAATTGACGTCGATCAGGATGTTGCCGAGCTTGGCCAGTTCCCCAATACACGTGATCACGGTCCTGGGGGTGCCGTCTCCGAGGAATTCCATCCGCACGTCCGTGACCTCACCGGTGAAGCGGCTGTTGCCGTAGGCGCTGATCGAGACGTTGTCGGTGATCTCGGCTACAGCATTCAGGGTGCCGAACAGGATGATCTCAGCGTTGGACGGATTGGCTCGAGACAGAATGTCGGAGCGTCCATGCGCGACCGTGACGGCGTATTCAATGCCGTTGAGGTTCAGCGCTGTGCCGGCGATGGTGATGTCGGTAAATGGGCTGGTCATCCGAGCACCCAAACGGGTCGGGCCGGAGCTGCCGGGTTGGGTCTGCCGGTACGGGCGTCGGACTTGGCGACGAGGCTCGCGACGGCCTGGGCGACCGCCTGCTCCGTGATGCGGGCCTGTTGGGCGCTGGCTTGGGCGACTCTCTCGGCTCTGGCTGCCGTGGCTGACGCCTCGACCGCTCGGACGGCCTCGGCTACGTCCTCGAGGATCTGGGCTTTGAATGAGGCTCCGACGGGCTTGCCGATCTCTTTGCCGAGCTTGGTCAGCCTGCCGCCTTCCATGGCGAGCTGTTGCGCCATGCCGTTGACGAGTGCTTGGGCGTCGGCGACGCCCTGATTCAGGAACTCGGGCACGAGCTGCACGCCGAGCTCGCTGATCTTGTTCTGGACGTTGACCCACTTGTCCGACATCGTCGGCACAAGGCCGTCGTTGATGAGCTGCTCGCCGAGGGGGCCGCCGATTCCGGGGCCGAGGCCTGCGACCTCTTGGATGAATCCGGCGTCGGCGCCTTGCGCTTTCATGGCCGCTAGGACGTTCCCGAACCATTCGACCTGCGCGACCTGTCGGTTGAATCCCTCGAGGAGGCTTATCCCGGTTTTTTCGCCCTCTTTGGTGAACTGGCCGGAGTAGGCGGCGGCGAGATCCAGTCCGGCGGTAAGGCCGTCTCGGATGCTGTCGGCGTAGTCCTTGGCCCTCTGGCCGGCCGTCTCCAGATCCATAATGTGCTGCTGGAGGCTTGCCTTCGTGTCCTCGAACTGGAGGGATTGTGCCTCGTAGGCCTTGGTGAGGGCTTTCTCTGCCGCCGTCAGCTTCTCCGTTGATCCGGCTGCGCTCGAGGCCGCCGACCCCTGCCTGCCGGTCGCCGCAGCGGCAGCCGCAGCCGCGGCCTCGTTCACCCGGGTGACGTAGGCGTTGTAGTTGAGCTCGATAGCGAGATCCCGGGCGTCATCGGTGGCGCCGGAGATCTCTTTGCGATAGTTGAATGTGCCTCCGCCTACGGCGTCGATTGCCTCTGCCAGTGACAGGTACCGGACGGCACTTTCGGACGCCTCGGCGCCTGAATCGTCTACAGCGTCCGTGAGGCCTTGGACGCTTGGTGTGGCACTGGACGCGGCCGTGCCGACGTTGCGGGCTCCTAGGGCCGCCAGGACGGTTCCTGAGGTCATTCCGCGGGCTGCCTTGTCGGCAGCGGTGAACACGTCGACCGTGTACGACACGGGGTTGAGGAACTGGTAGAACGTCGAGGCTGCCGCGTCGACGAGGAACTTCAGGGGTCCAAGGCCGTCGATGAAATCTTCGGAGGCGCTGGCAGCGTCCTGAATGGCGTCAGCGAGCGTCAGGTAGTCCGAGGCGGTTTCCCCAATGAATCCTCCGATCCGCTTAAGCAGAGGCTCCAGCTCGGCCATGGAATCCGTCAGGGATTGTGTCTGCCCGTTGGCGTCGTCAATGGCGCCGAGCAGGCCGACTCCGAATGCCTCTTTCAGCTCGTCGGCGGCGACACTGAGCCTGTTGAGCTGGCCTTGGAATGTCTGGCTTTGGGTGGTGGCCTGCCCGCCGAACGTGTCGGCAAGGCGCTGGGTAATGGCCTGCATGTCGCCGGTTCGCAGGATCGCGGTATCCAGTCCGGCCCCCAGGCGTGACAGCCCGGACGTGTTGCCGTCGTAGGCCTTGCCCAAGGCCTCCGTGACGGCTTGGAGGCTTTTGCCTGTTCCGGCTGCGATGTCGGCACTGAGTGCGAGCGCCTTGTTGGCTTCCTCTGTGTTGCCGATGGATCGGACGAGCCTGTCATAGGCGGGGCGGAGGTCACTGTCGGCGATTCCGAGGCTGCGCTGCATTGAGTCGATGTAGGCCTCGACCGGGGCCGTGTCGTGGGCTAGGCCGAGGTTTTCGAGGGTTTTGGCGAGCTTGGCGGCTGCGGCCTCATCCTCTACGGCGGCTTTGACTCCGTCGACCCCTAGGGCGACGGCGAACGTTCCGGCTGCTGCGGCAGCTGCGATCAGGGCGGGGCCGAGCATGCCGGACATGGTGCCGCCGAGGCCTTTGGCACGACGCTCGGCGTCGTCCATGCCCTGGTTGAACTTCTTGAGATCGGCCGCCAAGTAGACGGTGAGAGTCTTGGCCATTAGAGGGTCGTCCACTTCGCTATGACGCGGTCAACGGCGTTGGCCCACTCCTCGAGGGCTTTCTCCTGGTACGGGGCCCGCTTGGCGATCCAGTCGGTTTGCTCGAACGGTGCCCACGAGTCGCGCTTTTGGCCGGAGTCGGATGGGTACCGGACCATTGTGGCGCTGGCCCCACCGGAGAATACTTTCCGGTTCCCGCCGATCCTGACGACTGGGATCCGGTCCGTGCCGGCCTTGACGCTGGCCGCGATTCTCTCGCCCCACGGGCCTGCATAGTTCAGGGCCGCGTCTTTCCAAGCCGGAACCATGTAGCGCTCGGCAATGACCTTCGATGAGGCCTTGAGTTCCTGGTTGGCCTCTTTGGGTAGCTTGTTGAGGGCTCGGAGTAGCTCGTTGAGACCCTCGACGTAGGTGTCGAACACTTTGGCGCTTGCCATTAGGTCAACTCCTCGAGGATCGTCGCGATTAGTGCCGGTTCGTATTGCCGTACTTCTTCGATCGGCCTGCCTAGCCGGATCGCCAGTTTGACTAGGAGTCGTCGCCGGGATCCGACCGGGTAGGGTCCACGTCCCTGCCGACAATGACGCGGGCTTTCCTCGTCCTGGCCCAAGTTTTGACCTCCTCGAGGTTTTTCGGGTCGCGGCCCTCGCAGTGAATAAAAGCGATGGTGAGCCGCATCCCGTGCTCGGAAGTCTTGGCCCTCGGATCCTTCGCTACGAGCTCTTCGTAGGTCCAGAAATCGAGGCTTGTGGTGTCGAGGCTTGTGGCCTCGTCATTGTCGTCCAGGTACACGTTCAGTTGTGGAAACATGGCTTTTCCCCGTTCACGGTTGGTTAGGTGAAGGAAACGGTGCCCGTGAAGCTCACGGAGCAGGTGGCGACGCCTGCGGCGTCGACGTTCATCTCGGCCGACTCGATCATCATCGAGGCCCCGGCCCAGTGCCCGGTGGCTGACCGGACGTCGACGGCGACGTCGTTCCCGGCCGCGATAGCGACCTGCAAGGCGTCATACAGGCCCGAATTCTCGTCATACAGGAAGTCGAGCGAGATCGTGCTGTTGAGGTCGGTCTGGACGAACGACACGTCCGACAGGGTCGGGGTGCGCACGATCGTCGGGGTGGTGGTCACGGTGCCCGTGGTCACCTGATCCTCGTAGGCGATGGTGGCGACGTCGACGGTGAACGCCGCGCCAGCCACAGAAACGACTGCCATTGGTTACTCCTTCATGTGGGCCGAGACGGCGATCTCGACGGTGTACACGGTGCCCTGGGCCCCTGTATCGGACAGAGAGGGCGGATTGACCAGATCGACATTAAATCCGGTCGGTATGTAGCCCAAGCAGTCGTCGACGGCATTCTCGATGTCGAGGACGGCCTGGGCATTGTTCCGAGGGCTGATCACGATCAGGACGCGCCAGCGGGCCCGGTAGTTCAGGGTTGAGCCGAGCCGCTCTGGCAGCAGCCACGGCGTGTCAGGGACGACGACGATGCACGGCGGTGTCGGCACGGCCGGGACCGTGTCATACACCTTGAGACCTGTCGGGGCGAATGCCGCCACGAGGGCCTGCCGTGCCTCCGTCGTCAGCGCGGTCATCCGACCATGCCCCCAACGTTCAGGTACGGCCCTAGGAGGCTCATCACGCGCCTTGTGAGCCACACGGACAGCCGGTAGGGGCCGGGTGTGAAATCGACCGCCACAGCCTGCCCACCGGCCGCCGTGCGGGCCTGGAAGATCTCCACGCCCACAGCCAGCGTCGCCTCCTTGCAAGCGGCGGGCTCGGCAGCGTACGCGGCGGTGGTGATCAGGGCCCCGACAATGTCGTCGGCCGCTTCCGCGACCTGGTCGAGGACGTCGTCGAGCGGCGCGGCATACGTCAATTCGAGCGCATCCGCGAGCTCTTGTCCGTCCAGGAGTGGCATTGTCGGGGCCCTTCCGCCTAGTTCTGGGCCAGCCGGACGACGCCAGCGGGGGCGTAGACAGCGGCGACGGCGTAGCCGTAGATCGCGATGTCGTAGCCGAGCTGGGCGACGTTGTCGCCGGTCACCAGACGGGGGCCGTCCTCGACCCAACGGGCCGCGGCACCGTTGAGGACGATTGCGTGACGGTCAGCGTCCGTGTCGAGCCACTTGGCGCGCACGACCGGGAGGCCGGAGACGCTGACCCGCAGGGTCGACGCCGTGGCCACGCCGGACACGTTCTGCACGCCGTAGGGCTCGGGCAGGAACGTCGACCAGCCGCCAATGGCCTGCATGAGCGCCGTCGACGCCAGGACAACGGACGCCGGGGACCCGGTGGCGTCCTCAACCTCCATGGACGCCAGGAACACGTCCTCACGGAACTGGGCGCCCGTGGTGTCTCCAGCGAGGTTGTAGACGTTCGTGTTGCTGGATCCGCTCCAGAGCTGCTGCGTAAACGCACGGTCCGTGACCGTGTTGTACGAGGCCAGCATGATCCGGTTATGGGCGTCGAGGTAGGACGGGCTGGACCTCTGGAGCAGCTGGTAGGCGATGTCGCTACCGGCGGCGTAGGTGGCGAGGGTTGCGCTGCCCTTGTCCAGGTCGATCGCAACGGAGTTGACCTCGTCCTTGGGGTTGGCCTGAGCCTCGACGATGTCGGTCAGGGTGCCCGCGTAGTACGGCCAATTCATCTCAAGGCCGTTGGCACCGGCTGACTCGGGACCGCCGACCGCGTTGATCGCGGGACGGCCCATGTCGACGATCCGCTTGACGTCGAGCATCCAGTTGGGAGGCAGGACGCCGAGGTTGTTGGCGGGCACCTGATCGAACAGGGCCCGTGCCTCGAAATCGCCGTTCATCACGGCGTGGCAGTACTCGCCAAAGCTGCGGAACTGCGCCAGGGGGTGCTGCGGCTCGCTGGTGAAGGCGCGGGCCTCAATGGCCGACAGGGTCTCGCGCACCTGGGCGAGGCTCTCTCGGGCTTCCACGTCGACGGCCGACACCTCGGCCGCGTCCGTGGTGACGGTCTCGGACATGGGGTTTTCCTCTCTAATCGCGCTTACG